CATCCCAGCCGCACAAAATGACTGCATCAACTTAGAAACCATAGCGGTGACCGGAGGCGAAGCCAAATTTGACCTTGGATCGGAGAACTGCCAGACCATGACCAACAGTCTGCTCAATCTTTGGCTTGAAGACAGGATGCTTCTCGAGCAAGTCATCATAGGCCTTTGCACAGCTTGCTGCGAGCTCATCCATGTTCTCGACCTTTGGAAGAGGAGCATAGCCAGTGCCCATAAAACCTGAGCCACGGGTCTTGACCTCGGAGAGCTCATTCAAGAAATCACGGACATCCTCGCAGCAGTACAAAACATCCATCATCTCCTGGGTCTTGGCGAACTTGTCACCTACTTCCTTCTCATGCAAGTACGGCTGCACCAGGGTTTGGAGCCTCTCAAGCTCAGCCTCCCAGAAGGGTCCATTGTAGACCAAGTAGAGGTAGTCAGCCCAGTTTGCACTGAGGACCTCAGCATGAAAAGTGTCCAGCTTCGCAAGCACTTCGTCGCGAGAGTATTTGTTTGCTGTGACGTAATTCCTCACACCTGTCATGCCCATTGGTGCTGCCTGGCGCCAGAGTGGTGCGCTGACCATTCGAGGGGCATTCGTCAGGGCTGGGCAAGCCACCTTTGTGGTGCGGGCGAGGCCACGGGCTGCAACGAAGGCCATTGTTAGACACGTAGGCAAACACCGGACAGCACTAAGTCTTGAAGATGCAGTCCATGATTAATCAATTAACTGCTACGATATTTATTTGCATCTTAAAACCCGTCATATCTACCGTGTTTGAAATAAATCGTACTGCTGTTATTATATTCAAATTCATTGACGGTTCGTCTGACGCCTCTATTATTTCGTGATATTGAAAATTTGTCGGTTTTGTTGTTGCTGTCACTGTAATGGGCCCTCGTTTTCAAATTCTTCTTTTGTCTTCTGGTTATTGTCTCTTCCATGCCGGTGTAATTATTGAACCGCTTCATATTTCCAGGTTTAAGTGTTCGTTTGGGATTAGCATAAGTATGCAAATAGTCAGCAAGCACCTCAACTTCTCCAACAGTTATACTATAGTGACTTGAATTTGCGTATATACCTTGTTGGTAATGTGTTTGGTTCTTATAAACTCCTGTGAGTTGATCTTTGACGCCTAAACGTAACTCTTCATGCCTCGCATTGTCTGTCTCCAACTTGCTAGTCAAACGCGCAGCTAATCTTGGATAATCTGGGTAAATACCATATGAATCGTATAAGAAACCAATGAAAGTTCCGACGTCACCAACATCTTGTTTGATGTAACTACGTTTATGGATTTGCTTACAATCTTGAGCGACAACACCTATGTCGTCGCCTTTAAAGAAAAACGCTAGCATGCCTTCAAATTGATAAGCCGTCAAAATCTCTGCAGCTGAATGTTGAGAATTGCTACTTGTGGTGTTCGCCGCTCCAGATGTGTACGTGTCCACTGTCATCGTCGCTGCATCCATTGTCTTCACTTTCCAATTCTTGGTATTGTCACGCATTATTCTCGAAATGTCAGAGGGAAAGCCAAGCTCCTCATACAATCTCGACAATGCCAAATCGAATGCTCTTCCTCGAACGGTGTCCTGTTGTGTTATGTCAAAACTGTAACAATAGTATCGTGCTCCCACTTCTCTTTTATTCAGCATCTCATCAGCTCCCTCGATGAATTCCATATCATTTTCACCCATGCAATATCTGAATTCGGGCTTGAGCAATTTGTGCCACAAATCATCGATGCAACCAACTAATGGACCACAAATCTGGTTTATCTCTTTACTCTGTGCACTTACCATTTGTCCGCCTTTAATGTACGCTACGTCGTTTTCTTCTTTGCCCATTATATTGCAATACTTCGACCCGGGGTCGGTTTTGCACTTAAGTTGTTGTTTTGGAAAACACTTGATTTCTGTTGCTGAGCTTCCGTCACCATACACCCCTGTAGTTGGATACAATGGTTTTGCAGCAATCTTTACGATGTTTTCAACCATTTTAATTCCATGGTCTGTTTTCGAAAAAGATTCAACAACGCCTTTCTTTATCATGCTTTTGAGAGCTCCGTATAATTCATTGGCTCTAGTCTCGATTTGAGCTTTTGTAATCCTTTTCAACGGCACCTTACCGTATCTTTCGACCATCGTATTAATAGTATGGTTCACAGATGTTTGTTGCAATAATCCTCTATTCTTTGTTGCCCGGACACCTACG